CTCCCTGAACAGCTCAAAACGTGTGTTCAACACGGCGCACGTACTAATCAGTTAGATCAGCTATCTGTAAGTCATCTCCATTATCCTTTGGCCCTGGGTTAAGGTCTCCGAGGAATGAAGCTTTGTCCTCACCTGAGAACGACAATTTGGCTGCTACGTCAGCCATTACGCTCAGAATAGGCAGGTTACCAGCTTTGAGATCATCTCTGCTTATTCCGAATGAGAAACTTCCGACGTCAATGCGCTTGGCGATTGATTCAATATCATCGCCTATGGATTCAATTAGGTGAGTGAACCCACTTACGCCGTAAGTTTTAAACAACCATCCAAGATATCGCTCATTAGTCAGCCACCAAGCAACAGCCTCACTTGCGTAAGGATTATCCGCCCCTTGGTTCATCCTGCTAATCTCAGCCATTAACTGCTCGGCAACTGAAAGGTTCTTACTCCTCTCAGAAAACCAAATTGCAGCGGCGGGTCTGAAGATGGACCCGACACCCCATACTGAAGTAGCAGCATGATAATCTTCCTGCAGGAATACTTTACACACCTCGCCGTCGATCACAACGAAGATCATTTTGGCCGCATTAGCATGAAGCCCGAATGATGTCCCAGCGTCGACAATAGGTTCGTATGTTTTTACAGCACTCGTTAAATCTATACGATCCAGCGGTACTCCCACTAGCGTATCGTCACCGGCCTGGGCACCCGGTATAGGATCCCAGCCCAATTTATAGGGTATAGCATAGTGAATTAGAACCTCACCATATAGTGATCCACCCGTATGAGTGAACTTTGCACCTGAGATTAAACCATTAGTAATACCGGCTAGCCAATAATGACCCACATCTTTCCAGGATCCAGCCTTCTTAGCCAGAACGAACTCATCCCCATTGAGTTGACAAAAGTTGTCGCTAAGAATTAAGGCTTTGTAGGTTAAAATTAGAGTTGCGACATCAATCCAATAGTAATAGTCAGCGTGTATAAAGGGCTTAACGACCAACTGTAACATCGTCGCTAGCATAGATCCTTTAACTGAAGCATCCCATTTTGACCAGTCAGCAGCCAAATAGTCATACCCCTTCTCTAACGCTTGTAAAACTTGGAGTTTAATCATTTCTACACGTGTAGGTTTATCTTGCAAGCTAGGCATTATCGGAACTTTCAAACGTTGAAGTTCCTCATTGAAGGGCTGTACTATCATCCCCTCAACCACCGCTGCAAGGACTGAGTTTGGGTAAACGGCACGCGTCTTGCCATCTTTGGCAATCAACTTGCCGTCGGCCTCTTTCCACCCATGCTTTTGGATACGCACGAGCAACGTTACTAGAGAAAATAAATCATCGGGAACGAAAACCTTGTTGTCGAGTATATATGCCATCGCATCAACAACGGCGAAAGGTCGCGACAGCTTCTTGGTATTGTCATACACTTGGGTGCCGACTAGCCCCCTTGTATCCACCCCTGAATCAATAAGCATTCGCACTGCGAGGTCGTTTGACCATTCATCGTATCCCGAGGCGTAAACTGGATAACCAAACATCCCGTCGTTATCCTGCATCGCTCTCACATAAGTTGCCCCAACAGGCCTGATCGAACCGGGCTTTAGGCCATAACTAATCAAGAGATCGCGGACTTGTAACGCGCCTCTGACAAAGAGTTCTGAGTTTACGGAATCCTCATACTCAATGGGCTCTTCTGAATCGGAGATGAAGTGCATGGCTGCCTTATGGACTTGCCCAGTCACATTATTGTCAAAGCCGCCACCAGTCATCATCTGCTCTTTCTCGATTAGCCAAATTAAAGTCTTAGCCCTATCCGACTCATCGGGTTTAAGTGAGGTATGAAGGTCCATCAATTCTCGCTGTTTAGCTTCAATCTTCAAGGCCCTTCTTCTCAATTGTTCGTCCTGCTTCTGGCTACTCCCCTCTACTTCATCAAGAGTCTTCCCCCTCTTATTGAGTATAGGTCGCTGGCCGAATAGCTTAAATCCGACACCTAGAACTGGAGTGTTGCCGACAGGGTTGTTCGCCGCCTGTACGTCCGCGCGATGGTAGATATCAGCTAGCCTCCTGCTAAAACCGGTCTTAGCATTCAACTGCTTACGAAACTTCTCCGCAGCAACATCCATCGGGAGGTGTTCCGGTTTTGGGATGAAGCTACCATATTTATCTATGGTAAACCTATCTCGTAGTATATCACCCGAGATTTTGAAATTTAGTCCATCCATATGAACTGTTCTCCCTTCCCATCTCTGGTTACGCCCGTG